AGGTCAGAGATTAAGTCATAAATACTCAGACCGTAGAACTTATGAGGCATTGGGATAGGTGTAAGGGAGGAGAAGGGAACACTATCCACAGCCTCATTATCTAACAGTTCGTCTCCAACCTTCGTTACTTTTCTTAATTCTGCTATACCATCATTGTCATAGTCTACTCGTAAGTAGCATTCTGTGACCCAGATGCCATCATCTATATCACCTTCTGGTGCATTGTCTTGTTCATGGTTAAATCTAGAAAGTCTCTCAGCTTTATAATCAGCTTCATCATTATTAAAAGCATTCTCTATCTTATTCTTAGGATAGCCTTGCTCTATTAATTCAGACTTAGTTTTCTTAACCCTATGCCCAACAAAACGAGCATCCCCGATTGTCTTAGCATATTTGTTAATTAAAAATTCTTCTGGTGGTACAGGTTCTATTCTAACCTGTCCATCCTCGTATGTTCTGTTTACTACAACATCATGTGTTACAGCTTGTGGTGTAAGAGCTAATACATCTTCTTGAGGACCATTCTCTGTATGTTCTTTTACTTCTACATTATCATCCATTAAGAGGGCGGTGAACTCTTCTTCTGTTAAGTTCTTATACTCTTCTCTTAATGTCTCACTGGTATCATCCCAATAATGCTTTATTATACCATTCTTTTGTAGCAGAGCATCCTTAAACCACTGGTATATAATACTGAAGCCGGGGTTCTGACGCATAATAACATAGTTAGTATAGTCAGTAGACTGCTTTGCCATTTCGACATCTTCCGGGCCTTGTGGTTCAAATTGTACTACCTTATCACCTGAAGTAAATATCTTCATAAGGCTAGGCATAATCCATTCGATTACATCTGCTACATCTCTAGTGACAATTTGAGAACGACCTTCTTGCTCATTACCATACTTCTTACCGTAATAACGGTCTAGTGCATCTGAGCGTTGTGTTGTAAGTTTACCATCCTTATACCCTAGTGCGGAACTAATCTCCTGCTCTAAGTGAGCGGATAGCTCCCTCTTTGTCATTTTAGCCATAAATTATTTACCTTTATTAATAGGGTACTTTGTTTCTTTAGGTGGCGGTGTTGCTAAACTAACTACCTTCATTATTTCTTTAAGGTCTTTTATATCCTGTGCCATCTCTAGTATCTTATTTTCAAACCATTTGGGATTCATATCTTCTCCTATACAATCCAACTTAAATCAGTCTTAGGGAGTTCCTTTCCCCAGACACTATCATTGCCAGTAAATACTACATCTGTTACAGCTAAGTACCTAAAAGCATCGCTGGCATGTGAAGTCCAGTCGTGGACTGGTCTCTGACTCCAGATTTTCTTCTTGTCATCATAGCTGCTTCTATATTGAAGCAACGCTTCTAATCCCTTCTTAGTGTTTTCTGCATCGAACCAACACTTATTAAGGTAGGTTCTAGTGGTATCAATACCATCCATTACCTTTAATTTTGGTGCTACTTGAAAGTCAATGCCTAGGTCAAATGCTAGGTCTCGTCTTGACTTACCAGTAGAAAATTCTCTAACTACTATATCATGTGGTGCTATGTGTGCACCATAATGATAACCTTTTCTATTTAGTACATCTATATAATGAGGTAAACCTTCGTTTGAGTTCTCATAATAGTCTATAACATGTACTGCTTTACCTACAAACTGACAGAACCAAATTGAGGTTGCGTCAGATACCCCTAAATCCCAGGCTGTTACTACCTGTTTAGCAGGGTCGTAAGGTACTTTGCCAACACGGTCTTCATCATAAGCCGCTTCAATCTCCTTAGCGTAATACGCACCCCTAAGAGCAGCCGACCAAGAGCATTCATACTCCTGTTCAAACTCAGTCTCAGCCATGTCTTGCTTTGCAAGCTCCAATTCTTCATCATCTAATATCCCTGTTTCACTCGCCTTATATAAGAATCTAGCCCATCCCTTCTTCTCTGGTGCTGAGTGGTATAAATCGTAAAAATCATTCTTTCCCTTTGGTGTACCAATAAATATGGCATACCCCTTTCTATCTGAAAGTGCGGGCCTTACTACCTCAGAGAACATCTTTGGGTTCATCTGAGCAAATTCATCAAGCACGACTCCGTCTAAATAAATTCCCCTGAGAGTGTCATAATTGTCTGCCCCATATAGTTGTATTCTAGCTCCAAGGAAGTCAGCTCTTAGCTCGGCCTCATTGAACTTAATATCAGGAAATACAGCACATAGCCGCTTTAATTCATCCCAAGCAACTGTCTTAGCTTGCTTAAATAGTGGTGCTATATAAGCATACCTAGGTGCTCTCTTACCATCTCCTATATCTTGTACAGCAGACTTAATTAACTCGTTGACCGCAAATACAGTCTTCCCAAACCTGCGGTGGCATACTACAACATTGAATCTATCTAAGTGAGTATGTAAATGTCTTTGTAATTCCCTAGGTGTATAGGGAATTATTATAGGTTTTCTCTCCTCTTCCACAGTCTAGTGTACCTTATCGTCTTTATCCCTTAGAATCTGGTTAGCATCTGCAATATCTGTTTCGTTTGCGGCCCACTGAATATCAAATTGTCTATCTTCTACCACAACATGATGTTTAGGACTCCATCCGGCCTGCGTCTTTAACCAGAAGGTAGTCATACTAGGAGATTCACCAGAAACTGCCATTTCATAAGCAACTCCGGCAACCCTTGCGGTACGCTTCTCTTTACCAACTAGTAAATTATGTGAAAAATATTTAGTTAGAGTAGCATTAGAAATACCCATAATTTTAGCAATAGTATGTTGGTCCAAACCTATACATACCATCTCTTCTACTTTAGAATAGTCATCACTCGTTGGTTTATAAGTCTGTCCTCGTTTGATTCTTGACTTTTTACCACCAGCTTTCTTAGATTCTGCTGAGAGACCACCTGTAGGTCTACCTAACTTACGCTCAATCTTAATTACAGCATCTGCTGGTACTATACCTTTGGCAGAAGCTACTGCATACCGTAACTCTTCTTCTAATTCTTCTTCTATTGCTCTGATTTCTTTCTCAGAGTCTATATTAATTTTACCTTTATGTGCCATATATATATTATACCATAAAATAAATTAGATTGTTCCACTATTCCTAGAATATATACAAAGTATTTACAATTTTAGTTTATATATACTATTAGTTATTCATTACATGTTTACTTTGTAGGTCATTCTAGGTTATAGAGCATTTACATGTGTACTAACTGGAAACTCCTAAGTAGTATTATACCATAGAAACAGTAGTAGATATATTATTATGCCCGAATTTCTTAGAAATAACTGTGTAACTATGAAAGAGTTTGAAAAAATAATAATTTTACATGTGGGTTCATTCGGCTCTGGGGGAAAAAAATAAAAACAGGTGGGGGCCCTCGCACTTTCTCGGCTTTTCATGGATGGTGCAGACCTTAGCATTCATGGTTCATTCTGGCCCTTAATCATGGATGGTGCATGGATGGTAATTTGGAATAATTCAGGCTCACATATTGCATGGATTGTTAGGTAATTACATTGTAATAACATTGACACTCATAGTTTTATTATGGGCCCATTGAAAATAAACATGGATATTTAGTTGACATTCATAGAAATATCATTAAGATTAGCATTACTGGAATTGACCAGCATATAAATAAAGAGTACAAAATGCAAACACAAGATAATAAAGAGGGAATGTATGAGGGCGTTATAGCCTGTTACCTAGACGAAAGAATAGACAGTGAGGAATTTTGGGAAGTTATAGACAATCGTATTTATGCAGAGCATGAAACAGTTATTGACTTCATTGAACTTGTAACTATTGATAGTGGTTATATTTATGCCTGGTTAGAACCAGACCAGGCCAATGAGTTAATTGTATCTTGCCCAACTCTTAAAGAGCATTTAATCCGTAAAGGCTTTGATGTTTCCAGTGAAGTTGACGTATATACTGATAGCAAAGGAAACAGAGTTTCTGTTAACTTTCACCAGGACTGTAACACTAGAATATAACCTAACCAGCCCAGCCCTACTAACCCCCTTAACTGGGGGTTTTTAGGTGAAAGAAGTACAATTTTAATAACTACATGAGGTAATACAATGGAAATACAAATAATAACTAAAGAAGATGTCAAGGATATGATTTTAGCAGCATTAAGTGAGGAAATTAAGCCCACGCTTTGGTGCGAAAATAACAGTGTAAGAATGGACATCAAGGACTTGCAAGAGCAAGTATTAATTATTAAATCTAATGT